TATCTTTACTGGCTTCAAGCTGAACATACTCACTCTTAGCAGAGGAACTTAGCTGTAACATCTTATTAGATGCTTTCGTAGCATTCAATCCTATACTTTCTCTAACCCTTTGTTGCATATACTCTTGGATATGAGGCAATCGCAAAGTCTTACTAGCTGTCACTCTTCCTGATTCACCTTTTGCGTATCCTGCTATGGCACTAGCTTTAGTTACACTACAACCACTTGCTACGATCGTATCAACTAATAGCTTCTGTTTCTTTGTAATTCTATTCTGTGTTAACAAGAGATCCCCCCTTACCCCCCTTTTGTAAACCCATACATTATCACTTGTCAAGGGCATTTGTAAGTCCTTGTTTCTATTACCTTTATACGCAGAGCATATTCCATTCAAGATGTCAAAAAGGATAAATTGTTGTTTGCTTTGAAATGCAAGAGGCATTTCGAGCAAAGCATACATTTTGACATCATGCCTGAAATATGCTTTTTCCATTCCCAACTAGAGTAGGATATGCTGATGATAACGCACACAACAGAAGTAATTACTGAGGTCGCCTCGCAGACCACACGAAGCTCGGTGTTGCCAATATCTCAGCAATCCTTGAGGGTGTCCGTTGCGACAAGGCTAGGGGTAGAAGAACTACATTACAGTAAGACATTCGTCATACCTACATTGCGTTATTCTACCTTTCGTCAACAGAACCTAACCATGACGGACGACACATCTTCGGATTCAACTTTAACTAAAAGTTGCAAACCATTAGATGTACAAACGTCTCCAGTATTCTACCTCGCTAAGAGTTGTCTCATACTCGCCAACTCAAAGCTATTCGGAGATAATCATATCATATGATATGTCGCATAGATTGTACTTCGTGTTCTATTACACTCTCACTTACAATGTTTCCTAAGAATAGAATGCAGAGCGAGGCTATACAAAATAGTTGTGTAGGCATTCTATCCTAATGAAACCTAGCAAGCCGAACGAGTAAAGCGATTAGACAAAAAAAGTACAGTGGTCTTTTTTTCCCAGACCATTTGTAAAAAAGTAATGCTACAAGAATCCAAGATTCTTCTAGGTTTACTTTTTCCCTGCTTGGTAATCGATTGACTGCGTTCCGAGAGCGTAATTAAACGCTCCGTACAATGCGACAATCATATGATATGATTTTGTTGCTTAATTTTAAAAGGAGTACGATATGACAAAAAGAGAATTTCATAATAAATTATACCATCACATTATAGATCAATTAAATAATGGTAGATGGATAACAAAAGATACGTACAAAGATTTCAGACGTAAAGGTTTTTCGATTTATCATTCTATAATACTAACTGATACTATGACAGCAGATCATATAAATCGTGGACTCAGATACGGATCTTACAAAACAATACTACAGTAATTGATTAGTCAAACGGCTAATCATATCACGACCACAAGGTCAAACAACAACGACATAAAAGGAGAACTTATCATGTCAAATACTAAACAACCGACTATCGACAAAGAAACAGACATCAACGCAACTGTAGATTCACTTGATGCAGGTAACACTACCTCTATCACTGATCTATGGATTGAGAACTTCAACTATGACGAACTCGAGCCTGAGTCAAAGAGTAAGAAATACTCAGGATCAGACAAGACTGTCACTGATACTGGACAAGACAATCCATTCTGGAATGTCTCGTTGCTAGTCAGACTAGGTGGCTACTGTCAGACAGCAGAGAACTCATACAACAAAGGTATCAAACGTAGAGGAGATATCGAAACTCAACTTGAGAATGGTAAAGATTGGTACGCAGACGATACAGACGGAGCAAGTATTTACCAACAGAACGAAGCCTCTATCGAAAATGCTGAACGTGATATGTTGATGTTTCGTGAGTACTACGAAGAAGTACTTGGACTAGCATGGGAGGGTGCAGAAAAGCACAAGGCTAAACTTGATGCAATCTTCAACCCATCTACACTAGGTAGAATGGGATCAGGTACAATACGTAAGGTATCTGCGACTGAGGCACTGATAAATATCAGGTGTAAATCAACTGGCAGATCCTTTTATGAACAGCAAGATTTTGAAAACAAGATCGATCAGTTCTTTGTTGACCACCCATCAGGTGTACTTGATGCAAATATTGCCAAGATGCCAAAGACTAAAGGTGACAAGATGCTTTCTGATACTATCAAATCTATGGTGACAGAAACAGCTTAACTATACTGAGGTAGGGATTTATTCTCTACCTCTTTTTTTTATACTGACAGATGCAGAATTTTGCGTACCACTCGTACCTCGTTGCAAAATGCTAATACAAAGTCAAGTTCCACCCACCCACCCCCACTTGACGAATGTCAACCTGATCGTGTAATAGCAATGCCACAAAATAATATGCTATCGTTTTAAATTGTAACTTTAAATTGGAGAATCAAAATGATTTACATTTCATGTATAATACTAGGAACAGTTGGCACTATACTATCAATCATATATGCTTATGAATGGTCTGGTGCTGATCCATATGTATTCAACTTCATTGTTGCGTACACAATTAGCTTGGCAACATTCCAACATGGTCTTGCCAACACAAGAAAAAGTATAAAGAAATGATGCACAACTTCTTTATAATCTATTTGATATACATAATCTTTTGTATATTAATGTTTGCTACATTTGTATTTGCACTTGTAGCTTTTAACCCTAACTGATTCAAGGAGGACACTATGAATCATATGACCCAACTAGCAAAACTAATAGACAAGAAAGCAGACTATGCTTTCCCTATCGAAACAATACCAATGAAAGGTATGTGTGATGACAAGATGATTGACTGTGACAATCGTGTCATGATTATCAGATCAGATACAGAAGAGTATCTTGGCGATCATTCTAAATCATACAGACCAGTTCCTCATGCTTCTGTACTAGAACCTATCGTAGATATTGCAGACAAAATGAAAACACCATACATCACACAGATAAACATGATTGACAATGGTGCAATGATGGAAGCAAAGCTGATCTTCAAGGAGATATGCTTTGATGATCCTGCCATGCAAGACTACATTGCTTTTCAGATTACACTTCGTAATTCATACAATGGTGTCTGGTCTGTTATGATTAGTGCAGATGGTCTACGTCTATGGTGTATGAATGGTTGCACTACTGCAGATTCTATTGCCAATTACAGACAGAAACATAATGGTCATTTCAATTATAACTTCGATCATATCAAACACTCAGTTGATTTGTTTCGCAACAACGAGCCTCGATTTCGTGAGTGGTACAACACAGCAGTAGTCTCTGATGAAGTTGATAGATTGTTTTCCAAGCTAACTTGGACACCAAAGCCAACCATTGATGGCAGATATCGTAACGAAACTCAATACCAAAAGCTGCAACAACACTGGGGTGATTACTGTCACAACATTGGCAGAAACAAATGGGCATTATACAATGCAGTAACACATTGGATATCTCACCCAGTAAATGTCAGTAGTACCAACAAAACTATTGTAGAACGTAACAGTAAGATGCTATCATATATGTCTAAGCCAGACTCAATGTTCAATTAATGGAGGTTAATAATGGACATCAACTACACAACAGCAGAACTAAAAATGTGCCAAGCCTATGCTAGACTTGGTACTCCACAAGACTTCAGAGAAATGTACGATCATATGTGTGATGTTGCCAAACCATATGGCAACTACCACCCTGAAGTGTGGATCAACATGATGACTGCCAAGACAATCAAGATATGGGAGCAACAAAATGCACCCAAAGATTGGCAAGGCAAAGAAGCATCTGATATCCTCAATGATATGATGGACACTCAGATCAAGCATCAATCCATTGGATCGTGACACCTGAACAAAAGTATCAGTACCAAAGAATCATCAACACTTTAATCAAACGTAGAAAAACTAAAGGTTTAACAATAGAATCTTTGGCTATGATTATTGGCACTGATACAAAAACTCTTGGTGACTGGGAACGTAAAGTCAAAGAGCCAAGACTATTCAACTTGCTTTGTTGGTGCGAAGCATTGCAAGTTTATTTAAACGCACAACTAAATGATGGAGAGTTCTAATGAATGATGCAGTAGCAAATATAATTGATGATGCTTGTAACAAATCTAATTTGTATGGGCAAATCAAAGCATTGATGCAATTAAGAAAAGAAATCAATGAAAAAATAATTATACTTGAAGCTAACTTAGAAAAGATAGAAGTATCAAATGGCAAGTAAAAGTAAAATCAAAGGTAACTATCATGAGAATTGGTTTGTAAAACTATTTACTTCATGGAAGTTACCAGTAAAAAAAGTACCACTATCAGGTAGTCTTGGTGGTGAACATACTGGTGACATCAAACTTGTAATTAAAGGAGTAGAGTATGTTGTCGAAATAAAATACAGAGCAGTAGATGGATTTCCTAATGTATTCAAAGTATTAGAGGGAAAAGATATTGCTATGTATAAACGTAAGACTGGTGATCCAAGATGGGTTGCCATCATACCAGATAAAATATTTAAGGAGATAATTAAATGACTACAAAATTAGTTTGTTGCATTTGTCATAATGATATTGAACCTGATCGAGATAAAAATGGTGAGATATATTATCATGGTGGTAATAATCCATCACCAATATCTGAAGAAGGTTGGTGTTGTTATTCCTGCAATGCAACAATAGTAACACCTGCAAGAGTAGCAGAAATGCAACTATCAATGGCTTGGAAAAAAGGAGGACAGTCATGAACAAATACAAAAAACTATGGCAAGATTATTACGATCAGGTTGTATCACTTGATGGTCTTGAGCAGCAAGTAGAACAAGCAGATGATGTGTCACAAGTACAGCGATACATCAACTACAAAATGAAACCAACCCATCAGTCAGACAAAGACTGGTGCAAT